TTTTGGCGATCAGTTTTAAAACCATTGCGCGTTGATGGATATTGTGCTGGGCTTTGCATAACCGCAGCTACAACATATAAGTTTGTTAAGCGTTTAAGTAAAGCGACCATAATATAAATCCTTGAGAGTTATTTAATACTTACTGTGATAAAAGCTAGTTTTATCCCTATGCATTTACTTAGACTAAAAAAGCCTGGTCAAGTTCATTTGGCAAGCTGTTTATCCGTCTAAATTGTTATAAAGAACAAAACAATCACGGTTATTAACCGTAATTAATCTTAAACATTCGCAACTAAAGGATACTTTACCCCATAAAAACATGCAATCTTTTTTATATCTTTTTTATATCTTTTTCTTTTCCTCTTGAGTAAAAAAAGCCCTCAAAAGAGGGCAAATATTTACGTTTTAGGAAAAGGTTAGTGCTAACGTTCGGTAAAATTAATTAAGGAGACAGATAGGTTTTTGAACGCTAGCACTAATTTGGCGACTTCACAAAATGATGATTGATTCAAAAGAAATGAATGATTGATCAAAAGTGAAGTCATTATTCTTTCAATAAAGCGCACTTGTCTAACATTCGTCTCAGTTGTACTTCCTGAGATTTCTCTGTAAATGCGCTTTATTGATAGTTACTTGGTTTGTTTTACCTTGCCCAAGCTACAAGGGGAGTGATTAAATCAATTCTCTACAACCTAATCTACGTTTCTGTACAGCTCTTACTGTATTAACGCCAGATTTGCCTTTATTGCAGTTGTAATTAGCAATATCGCTTAATTTCTTAGCCTTAACTGGAACATCAATCAAAGCTGCATTAATGCGATTAGATTGCTTTTTACTGCATAATTGCTTTTGTCTTTCTCTAAGACGTTTTGCTTGTTTTAGCATTTTTGATACTTTCATATCGTTTGCTCCTTTCTCTCTCATTTGAAAGCACACTTACTTGTTTGAATGCGCTTTTAAATAAGTCTTGATTTACTTCGCCAAGCGTGGAGGTCTTAATCAAGTAACCTTAATCCACTTAACCAAATTGTGTCGCAATCACAGACTACTTAATCAATAAGGCTATATTTGATTAACTTGTGATATATAGATTTTTAAAGAGCAGTGAGATGTGTATCTCGTTTTGATGTGTTTATTAAACACTATTTGTGTTTATTTGTAAACACATTAAACACATTTATTTTAAATAAATTGTGTTTATTTGTGTTAAGCGCGTGATTCTAAAAGAAAAATATTTTTTAAATTTTTTGATTAATTGCTGAATTTGTGAGGTATGTCACAGAAAAAGAGGGGGGGGTAGTGCTTCAAAAACAAAGCACAAAAGGGTTAGTGAATCAAAAATTGGGCAATTTGATTAGCTAATGAATTTAGGGTAAAGAAAAACCGCCAATGTGGCGGTTTTAATGAATTAAAATGTTTTAATATTAGTAGCAAAGTGAAGAATATTTTTTTCATCTTGCCAGCCTGTATGCTGAATGTTAAATCTATCAAATGTCTTTTTGATCGTAGTGAGAATATTAGCTTTAGATTTTGTATCTGCCGTGTCAAGCATAAACAAAATGTCTTGTTTAGCAAGCAACCCCTCTTCTGCGGCACGGTTGATTTTAGCCACCCAAGCATCGCAATGCTCTATCATACTGGATGTTTCAACCTGATCAAATGCTAATGGTTTAATGCCTTTAAGAATGCGTTCGCTGTTTGTGCTTTTTAATGCAAGAGGGAGAGCGAATTTTGCCATTTTCCCTTGTACCAGATGTTGTTTATAATTAGAAAGAATTTTATTTTGATGCTCTTTAAAAATGATTCGATAGTATTTAATCATTTCATTTTCTTGATTTTCTGTTTTCACTCCAGCGTTTTGAATAAACTGATCATATAAATTGTCAAAGTAATCCTGTGGGTTTTCTACCATTCCAACTGCTGCGTTACTATACTGAATAATACCTTCTTTTACATCTACATAATGATGGAAAAAGGTTGCCATTTCTTGTGTGCTACCATTAAAAGATTGGTTAACAATGTACTCTAACTCTTCGTTGATTGTTTCACGGATTGTTTCAAATATTTTGCTTTTATAGAAAAAATCATTAACACGTTTGCTGTTTTTTGCAACAAGACGATAAGTTAATTTTCTTTTTTCCGGTTCGCACATCAATAAGCCAACATTGACGAATTCGCCTGTTTCAAAGTACGGGCGAAACCGCACAAAGCTGTATAAAATAGGTTGTTTCATTCTATGTTGTCCCAGTAGTTTGGTTGAGTAATTTGGTTTAAAAGCATTTTTATTCTATCGATTTCGTTTTCCATCTCAAGAAATTTATCATCTGTTGAGAACCAATCATCAGGGATGGATTGGTAAATATGATCAAAATTTTTGAGTATGTCAATAGCCTTATCAGTAAAATTTTGTTTATCTATCCAATCTAGTTGCCAATCTCTATTCTTTGGTGCAAATATATGTTCTGCAAAATCAGCCTGTTCATCAAAGGCGAGATTATGATCTATCACAAGAATTTTTTGTTGCTGTTCATCAAAAAGTAAATTGATGTTTCCTGTTCCGACTTGTGAAGCCGTTCTATCAGAATTTAAAATCCAATGATCAAACATGTAAAGCAATTTCTGCATTTGCTCTGGCAAGTATTCTGGATTTTTAGCTTGTGCTGTTTTTGCCACTTTTGAACACTTTATATAAGTAGAAGCAAAGGCAGTACCAGTTGGTAAATCAGCTTTCCAATCAGGGGATGCAAATAAGACTGCATTTGACGGAATATTGATAAAGTCACACTTTGGGCAAGGTAATCCCATTTCAGCAGCAAGTATTGAGCCAATCACTTCTGCCAATAATTGTGATAGTGGCATCATGGCAGTTGTTTTTGTAACAAACCATTGCCCTTGTTCTGTTAAACAAATAAAAGGACGAGTGATCCCCATGTTCATTCTGTCTCTAATAAGTTCTACTTTATCCATTCCACTATCCAATAACATTCAATTGCTGGCTACAAGTACCATCTATTAATCACAAAGCACAGACCACCAGAAGACCTACAACAAAACCGAATACCAAAATACTTTCCCAATCACTACAATTTCATCTAGGTTTACTATTTCATCTGGGTATGATGTTGAGTTAAAACTTCTGATCAATACTTGCTCATTTGGCATTTTGTTTAAAATTTTAATGCGCAATAATCCGCCATGATTGATTGCATAGATATTGTTATCACGAATAACTTTATTCCCCATATCTACACCAACAGTTGCTCCATCTGGGATTGCAGGTTCCATTGAGTCACCTTCTGCCACAACACAGACTGCATTTTCATATTGCACACCTTGTCTACGCAATGTTGCTTTAGAAAAGCGCAATTTAAAATTGTTATAGTCCATGATGTCATCTGCAAATCCATTACCAGCAGCAAGCCTAATATCTTGTAAAAATGGTACTTCGATATCTTCGTCATGTAGTGGGGTATTGCGATCCCATAAATCAAATGAGCCAATATCTTTTACGTTGGATTCTACTTTTCCTTGATCACCATATTTCAGCCAATCAAGAGTTACGCCAAGTCCCTCAGCTATTTTTCCTAGAATGTAATCATCCATCTCACGAGTGCCTGCCTCGTAATTACCAATTCTAGATTGGTTCCACCCTATACGTTCACCTAGTTTTGCTTGGCTAAGTCTTAATTCGAGTCTCTTTGACTTAATTCTGTCGATAATTTTGCTCATAAAAACACCTCTTTTGAATTATATAACACATAGCGTGTTTATATAAGTGTTAAAACAAGTTGCTAATTGTGTTTTAGTGTGTTTATAATAAACACGAAATTTGTGTTTGATGTGTTAAGGAAATCGTATGAATAACTTACAAAAATACAGAAAGGAGACAGGCTTGTCTCAAGCTAAATTCGCAAAAGAGATGGGCTGGAAACAGTCAAGAATTGGCAATTATGAAGCTCGTGTGAGAACACCAACTCTTTTTAATGCAAAGGCAATCGTTAGAAAGCTGAATGAGTTAGGCGTTAATTGCTCATTAGATGACATTTTCCCTTCTGTTCAAAACTAACTTACCAACTAACTAAAAAACAATCTTCAAGAAAAAGGAATCTTTTTAATGAACAGTAAGGAAATTCAAAGACTACTACACAGAGACTGTAAAAACAGCTCTGGTGGTATCACATCACTGGCTTACACGCTAGAGAAGTCGCCAAACATTCTTGGCAACAAACTCAACGTGGATTGCGAACAGAACCAATTGAGCTTTATCGAGGCAATTGAATTAATCGCCACCGTTCAAAGCAAGAAGACGATCTCAGCAATAGCAGCACAAATCGATCACATCGTTGTGCCTATGCCTAGATGTGCTGATTGCGGTCAAGACGTTCTAGCAAGATTTCTAGATATTGCGGAATCAAGCGGAAGAATTGGCAAGGAGATTAAAAGTGCGGTGAGTTCTGATTCAGAGCTTGGACGTAATTTATCTCAACGTGAGAAACAAAGAATCTTAGCAGAAGTGGAGCAGTTAATTGAGCAAGCTATCTGTTTGAAGATGGAATTAGGGCAATAAAAATGCCACTGCGGCAACAGTGGCTTCTTAAATCAATCAAAAAATACAGGAGTATTTAATGAGTAAATTACTAGTTATAGAGAATACAAAAATTAAGCAAGATAGTCAAGGTAGATACTGCTTAAATGATTTACATCGTGCGAGTGGTGGAAATCCCACACAGGCACCTGCTCAATTTTTTAGAAATAAATCAGTTAATGATTTTGTTCAAACCTTGACCGATATGCAAATTTGCACATCGCCTGTAAACACCATTAGAGGTGGTGTTGAGCAAGGTACTTATGTTTGTCGTGAACTTGTTTTCAAGTATGCAGCTTGGATTAATCCAGAATTTGAGGTGAAAGTGTATCAAGTATTTAACGCTTATACACAAGGTGAACTTCAAGCAGTAAATCAAATCCCCAAAAGCTTTTCTGAAGCGTTGCTTTTAGCGGCTGAATTACAAGCTGAGAAAGAACGCAATGCTCCAAAAGTTGCCTTTGTCGATCACTACGTGGAAGTTGGCACAAGCAAATCACTTCGTGAAGTCGCCAAGATTCTAAAAATGCCAGAGCGAGCAATGATCGATCGCCTTATTCAAGATCGTCTTTTATATCGCCAGTCAGGTGCATTGTTGCCATACCAAACTGCTCATTCACGTGATTTATTTACCGTTAAAACAGGTACAGCGGAACACGGTCACAATTACACGCAAACCCGTGTAACAAGTAAGGGGATTGAATATATCGCGTCACGTTACGCTTCGGAGTTGATGTTATGACTAATAAATTTATTCCAAATTCTTTCCAAGTGCCTAACGTGATTGTTGATGAGTTAATTGCTGACATGAAAGAAGCAGAATTAAAGTGTTTTTTATTAGTTATTCGTAAGACGACTGGATGGCAAAAAGAAATGGATGCCATTTCAGTATCTCAATTCATGGTAGCTTTGAAATTAAGCAAACAATCTGTCATTTCTGGATGTGATCGCCTTATTGAAAAAGGTCTTTTAATCAAGACTAAGGGATTTCGCAACACTAATGTGTTCTCTCTTGACTGGTCTAAAATTTTGACAAGTCAAGAAAATAGACGTGTCAAAAATTTAGACACGACTGGTCAAAATTTTAGACAAGATCATGTCAAAAATTTAGACACACAAAATAACACTATACAAAATATTAATAATAACCCCCCTATACCCCCCTTATGTGATCCGTTACCTGCTGAACAAGAGAGCAAACGTGAGCATGGTACTCATAAATTTGATCCTGAAAACGTTGTATTACCAAATTATGTCGATCGTGATGTTTGGATTGCTTACTGTCGGATGAGAAAAGCCAAGGGGAAAGGCGCAATGATTCAAACAGAGAAGACAGTTGAGCTTTGCTTGAAAAACTTAGAAAAATTTAGCGGAAAGGATCCTGAAAAAGCTACCGCCGTTTTAGAACAGTCGATCGCTAATACTTGGACTGGATTATTTGCTTTGAAAGTTGAATTCAACAAGTCATCTGGTGCTGTAAATGCTCATGATAAATCTGGTGCGTGGGCGGTTGGTCGAACTATCACAATAAAACGTGGGGTGGCGAAATGAAATCAGCGTCAGAACTTGTCAAGCGAGGTCTTGTTGGCAAACAAGCAAACTATCAAATACCTAGCGCTGCAAAAGTCGAGATTACACCTCAAGCTGTAATGGTGATGGATAAATTATTTGATGAATTAACCGCTATCTGTACGGCATGGCATAAAACATTGCCAAGTGATCAGTCTGTGGCAAATTTTAAATCGATTTGGATTGAAGAAATCATTAACGCAAATATTAGAAACTGGAATGTTCTTGTTTTCGGTATTGAACGTTGCAAGCGAGAAAAAAGCCCTTTTCTGCCAAGTCTTGGACAGTTTATCGAGTGGTGCAAAGAGGGAGAATTAGAGAGTAAAGGCATTCCATCGGTCGAAGAATTACTTGAGAGAATCAAAGCATATTCACGCTTTCACGGATTTGATAATCAACACGAATTCCAATTTAAAAACAACGTTGAGCAATACCTAATTTTTGACTTGTATTGTCGCAATAGAGAGTTTGGATGGAGTGCAGAAGATTTGAGAAAGCACGCAAAATCTCTCTTGAAAGCAACAGCAGACAAGCTAGCACGTGGTGAAGAATTACCTAACCTAACGTTAGCACTACCGGAAAAAGCAAGCTTTATCGATCCCAAAAAACAACAAGAAATCAACTCTCAAGGCGTGGCAATGGCCCGCGCCATTTTACAAGGAAAGGCGAATGTTTAATACGGATAAGAAATATCAAATTATTTACACTGATCCACCTTGGAATTATTCAAACAAGGTAAGTAATGGTGCAGCAACAAATCATTACAGCACTATGACGTTTAGTGAGATTAAAGCAATGCCAGTGAATCAGTTAGCTGATGATGATTGTATTTTATTTCTGTGGGTTACGTTTCCACTTTTAGACAAAGCGTTAGAAGTAATCAAAGCGTGGGGGTTTAAGTATAAAACAATCGGCTTTAACTGGGTTAAAACTAACAAAAAACAGACCGATAAATATTTCTTTGGGTGTGGGAATTGGACGCGCGCAAATAGTGAAATCTGCCTAATCGCTACTCGCGGGAAGCCTAAACGAGCTAATGCAAGCGTTTCTCAAATCATCGTTGAGCCAATCCAGCACCATAGTAAAAAGCCTGACGTTGTGCGCGAAAAGATCGTTGAGTTAATGGGTGACTTACCACGCATTGAATTGTTCGCACGTAACACGACTGATGGTTGGGATGTATGGGGAAATGAAGTTTAAGGAGTAAATATGAGAATAAAACCAGTTAGCGTAGCTTTTGTTGTGTATCAAATTGTATTTAATACGACATTTTATCTTGCTGTGTTTCACGGCAATGACGGTGTAAAAGAGCTAATGAATTATATCTTTAGCATTTTAACTGCAATCTGCCTTGCATCTGCCATCTTTATAAAAAGAAGGGAATGTGTAGAGAGTGGTGTTTTAATCTCAAGAAATCGTTTTTATGTGAATGTCATTTCTTCACTTATCACATCTATTGTCATTGCTAGCGCAGGGTTGAGTTTTATTGCTGTGCTGTATTTCATTTCTAAGTTTATAGGAGATGCAAAACTCGCAGATATAGAAGAAAAATACAGTTAATGCATTAAAAGGAATTTTAAAGTGGCTCATAGTGTAGATGACATCGTAAAAGCTCACGGCAAGCGTTATAAAGCCAGACTTCGTATTCAGGTCATTAAGATGGCTGGTGGATTACTTGCACCGCTTGATGAGCGTGAAGCAGAAGCTTTGCAGTCATTAAAGAATGGTGAGCAGTACGAGATCGAAATCATCCGCACGCGTAATCCATCATTTCACAGAAAAGTCTTCGCATTTTTTAACTTCTGTTTTGAACACTGGTCCGCAGATAAAACGGACTGGAAATACTTTGATGAGAGAAAGCAGTTTGACACTTTTCGTAAAAATCTCACTGTGCTTGCGGGTTTCCGTGAGGTCACTTACACGATTGATGGCAGAGTGAGAGTAGAGGCTCAAAGTTTGAGTTATGGAAACATGGATCAGAGTGAGTTTGAGCAATGTTACAAGGCGTTGATTAACGCCGCATTGAAAGAGATTTTTAATAATACGACGGACGAAAATACGATCAATAGACTTTACTCATTTTTCTAGTTTTAAGCTATTGATTATATGGGTTTTTAATTTTTGTGGTGAGTCAAGATAGTAAAAATAAGATCACCCCCTTGGAGGTAAATAATGACAGAAATTTATAAAAAAATTGATGGTAGCAAATACAAGAAAATCTTTATTGTTGGCGATCTGCATGGGATGTATGACTTACTTGTTAGTGAATTAGAGGAAGCAGGTTTTGATTTTGTGGATGACTTACTTATTTCTGTTGGTGATTTGATTGATAGGGGACCTGAAAATATCAAATGCCTAGAATTAATTGATTTTGACTGGTTCGAAGCAGTAAGAGGAAACCATGAGCAATTAGCTATTAATGGATTGGAGGGAAATAGGCAGTCACTTTACGCATGGCTGTATAACGGTGGTAATTGGTATTTTGAACTCGATCCAATTCAAAAACAAAAGGCTGAAAAACTAATTAAACGATGCAGAGATTCACCATTAATCATTGAGTTATCTATTGGTGAAAAGAAGATTGTTATTGCTCATGCAGACTATCCATATAACGAATATGAATACGGGAAAGAAGTAAGCAATAAAGAGGTTATCTGGAATCGAGATCGTGTTGAAAACGATAGCCATGTTTCAATTGACGGTGCTGATATGTTTGTTTTCGGGCATACGCCAATGAAAGAGCCAGAGCAGATGGGAAATCGTTTCTATATTGATACTGGAGCAGTTTTTAACGGAAAACTAACACTAATGAGAGTTAAATAATGGAAGATTTTTTGATTGTAATTGTGTCACTAGGAATGTTGTTTTTGGGCTGTATGTTGATGGGTGATTTTCTATGAAAACAGAATACAAATGCCCTAAGTGCGGTGGCGAGCTTTCTGACTTATGGGATGGCGAGCCTGTAAGTGCTTTTATCGGTGAGTGGAGTGATGACCGTTTTCGTTGTGAGGGTAGAGTTGTCGCAGTGGGGATTATGGGGCCGCAACGCAAGAAATCTTGTGGGTATTTTGGGTTAGAAGATTTAGGCGTGGAGTATCGGGAAGATGACTAAAAAAACAAAACCTCTAAATCGCAAATGTAAAATCTGTGGCGAAAAATTCCAAACCAACTTCTTTAATGTGCAATGGTGCAGTCCAGAATGTGGCGTTAAGTTAGCAAGACAGCGATTAGAAAAACAGAAAGAAAAAGTAGCCAAAAAACGTGAAAAGGAAGAGAAAAAGCGCATTGAAGAAACTAAAGAGAGAATGAAAACCACAACAACATTGCTCTCTGAAACACAAAGTGCAGTTAATAAGTACATCCGACTAAGAGATAGAAATAAGTGTTGCATTTCATGCGGGAAACCGCTTGTAGCGGAGCAATTAGGCGGTGGATTCGACGCAGGGCATTATCGCAGTAGAGGCAGCGCACCACATTTAAGATTCTACACATTAAACATTCATGGGCAGTGTAAAAAGTGCAATCGTTATCACGGAGGAAATTATCATCAATTCAGAATTGGCTTAATTGAACGTCTAGGTATTGAGAAAGTCGAGCAAATAGAAGCAGACCAAAGACCAAGACACTATTCAAAAGATGGCTTGAGACGGATTAAAAAAATCTTCAATAAAAAAGCAAGAATGTTGGAAAAGCGTAAGGGGTTATAAGTGGGAGACAAATTATTAGAAAAACCAAGAAAGGAATGGGTTCAAAACCACTTAGATGCTTGGGGAGCTTGGGCTTTTAATGGTTTAGATTTTGACGGGCAGACAAACATTATTGCAAAACTAATGCTGGAGGCAAATGGAAATAAAAATTCAAAGCAAGATAGAAAGATGTGTGATGACGAACTAGGATTGGTGATCAGTTCTGTTATAGGACATTGTATCAAAACGCCATCTCCAGAAGACTATAAGTATATCGAAGCTAAATATATATTTAATTTATCTAACTACTCAATAGCTAAATTTCAACACACAAAAGACAAATCTATTTCATTTAACGCTTGGTATAAAAGAATCAATCAAAGCATAGATTCATCAGAATGG